AAACTTCGGTCAAAAAGGAGTTAAAATTAAAAAGAACAATCCGGGCAGAAGAGCAAACTTTAGAGCTAGACACAATTGTGATAATCCAGGTCCTAGACATAAAGCTAGATACTGGTCTTGCCGTAAATGGTGATAAAAAAAAGTTTTTCATATATATAGATATATAACCAAATCAAATGGCAGATACATCAATTTTTGGTAGATTAAAAAAGTTATTTTCTACAAACACGATCGTAAGAAAAACACCTACGGGTGTTAAAGTCGTTGATACCGATGAGTATCAAAACATTACAACAAACTTAGTTGACAGATTTTTAAAGATGCGGGTTACCAACCAATCCAATTTAGGAACGGTTGAGTCGTCAATGGCATATCAGCAAATTCGTATTGACCTATTTCGTGACTATGATTCAATGGATCATGACCCGATTATTAGTTCAGCATTAGATTTATATGCTGACGAATGTACAGCTAAAAATGAATTTGGAACGGTATTAAAAATACATCACCCTGATGATAAGGTTAAACAAATACTTGAAAACCTTTTTTATGACATTATAAATGTTGAGTTTAATCTTTGGCCTTGGACTCGTAACCTTGTTAAGTATGGTGACCTATTTCTTCAATTAGAGATTGCTCCGACAATTGGTATAGTAGATGTTAGGCCTTTATCTGTATATGAGACAAGTCGTATTGAAAACTTTGACTTAAAAAATCCTCAATTAGTAAAATTTGTAAACGCACCTTATCAAAACCCATACACAACTACAACTTTGGGTGGTCAAAAAAAAGAATATGAAAACTTTGAAGTAGCTCATTTCCGTCTTTACTCTGATTCCAATTTCCTTCCTTATGGTAAATCAATGATTGAAGGTGGTCGTCGTGTTTGGAAGCAATTAATGTTGATGGAGGATGCGATGTTAATTCATCGTATTATGAGAGCACCAGAAAAACGAATTTTCAAAATTGATGTTGGTAACATTCCTCCGAATGAAGTTGATAACTATATGCAAAAAATTATCAACTCATCAAAGAAAACTCCGTTTGTTGATGAAAGAACCGGAGACTATAACTTGAAATATAACATTCAGAACCTTATTGAGGATTATTATATGCCTGTACGTGGTAGTGATACCGGAACAAGCATAGATACTCTTAAAGGGCTTGAATATAATATGATTGATGACATTAACTATCTAAAAGGAAAGTTAATGGCAGCTCTAAAAATACCTAAAGCATTTATAGGATATGAAGAAGATGTCAATGGTAAAGCAACACTTGCAGCACAAGATGTAAGATTTGCTAAAACAATTGAACGCATTCAAAGAGTTATTGTTTCGGAATTAACTAAGATTGCAATTGTTCATCTATATACACAAGGTATTCAAGACGCATCCTTAACAGATTTTCATCTTGAATTAACTATTCCTTCTAAAATATATGAGCAGGAACGTGTTGAACTATACACATCAAAAGTTTCTCTAATCCAATCTATGCAGGGAACAAAAATGTTTTCTAAAGAGTGGATGTACAGTACAATTATGGGTATGGCTAAAGATGAGCAAGATGAAATGACATTGCAAGTTCTTGATGATACAAAGCAAATGTTCCGTCTAAGTCAGATTGAAACACAGGGAACAGATCCAGCTAAACCAACCGGAACAGAAGCACCTACAAATGTAGAGGAAGAGATAGAAAAGATTAAGTCAGAATTAGAAGAAGATAAAGTCGGCCGCCCTAAAGACCCGGTTCGTTACGGAAAAGATGACCATCCTATGGGAAGAGATCCGCTTGGAGTTAAAACTTTGAAGCAAAAAGAGGGTTCTGTGAAGTATAAACCAAGAAAATCTTACTATGGAGAGATATTTAAGGATATGGATGGTAACAGAAAAAAGATTATATTATCAGAAAATGAGTCTAAAGAGTAATAAACTAATATAAAGATATATTTATATAGTAGAAATCTATTTTTAATGAAAAAAATAAAACATTCTAAATTCAAAAATACGGGCTTCTTGTTTGAGCTTTTGGTCAGACAGGTAACTTCTGATATTTTATCCGAGAATCGTTCAACAGCAGAGCGTATTTTGAAGGAGTTTTTCAATTCAAAAAAGGAATTGTCTAAAGAGTTAAAACTCTATCAATTTCTTATCAATGAAAAGTATAACTCTGAAGCAAAAGCTGAAAAGTTTATAGACACAGTATGTGAAGCGAGAAAGCGTTTGGATGAAAAGAAACTTACAAAAGAAAAATACAATTTAATTAAAGAGGTAAAGGCTAGTTATAATATAGAGGAGTTTATTAAATCTCCAATATCAAACTACAAAGTACTTGCTTCCGTATATAAGATATTTGAAACAGTTACTACTACGGAAGATTATAGTCCCGTAGATATACTCAGTTCTCGGTTTACAATTACAGAAAACATAATTAATTCATCTGTAAAGAATAAAGATGCTCGTATAAAGGATTTAGCATTAGAAGAATATAGAAAGCAAAGTGATGATGTTCGTGCTATCACATACAAATTCCTTGTAGAAAAGTTTAATGACAAATATAAGAATCTAACCGAAGAGCAAAAAGTATTATTAAGAGAGTATATCAATAATATCAATAATACCGGAAACCTAAACGAATATGTATCTAAACAGACTCAGTTTGTAATTAAGGAATTAAAAACGATTCAAACTAAAGTTTCCGACAAAGTTACAAAAATCAAATTATCGGAAACTATTGATAATATAAAAAGAATCAAATCTGCTAAAATGATTAAAGAAAATCATCTATCCGCTCTTATGATGGGGTATGAATTGATTAAAGAATTAAAATCTAAACTTAAATAAGATGAGTAATTATAGAGCGTTTAATGCATTAAAGTTAACAGCAGGACAATCCGGTTCGCTAAAAAATGCTTGGGGTGTACTTAAAGCAACAGCCGATGCATCTGGTTCTTTTTTCTTAGAAGCAAAGAGTGGGTCATTACAAAATGATGTATTTGCACCCTATGTTTCTATGTCAATTGAACATTTGTCAGCCGGAAATCCGTTTCCATGTTATGTAAGAAATGTTACAGTAACAGCAGGAACAGTATATATCCTAGCATAATATGCCAGCAGCATCAGAAAAACAGGCAAAGTTAATGAGAATAGTTAAGGCTATTCAAAACAAAGATGTAAAAGCATCCGATTATTCCGACCCTGCTAAAACTATGGCAAAGCAAATGGACCCAAAAGATGTTGACGATATGATGACTACGGAAGAAATAGAAAAACTAAAAGAGTACATTCGTAAAACTATTCGTGAAATGAATACTACTACGAATGTGCAAGGATATATGTCTCCTAATGCATTTTTAAAACCTGGTTCCGAAAAGAAAAAAGCTAAAAAGCAAGCTGACCTAACCGGATACTCGGTAGTTAATGAAATCAGCGAAAAGCAAATTCAGCAAATGTTATCCTCAACTAATGTTGGTGACAAATTAGAAATCACATTAGATGACGGAGAAACTGCGATATTTCAAAGATTTGGAACGGATTCAAGAAGAGAACCAACTTTTAAACGTGTAGAAAAAAATAGACCAGTTAATAAAGCATCTGCATTAGCAACTCATGTTATAAAGAAAGTTAAACCATTGACCGAAAATCGTTGGTTAGAACTTAAAAAAGAAGAAAGTCCTGCCAGAGTTAAGATTGGAAAAGGTATATCAAATATCAATAAGCAACTTAATGAAATGGAAAGATTTTTAAATTGGTATGGCCGACTAAAGCAAGAAAACGGAATGAGCAACCAAGATTTTTGGAAACGGACAAATCATAATATTTATAAGATAAAAGAGAGACTTATAAAATTAGAACAACACATACGAAAAATATCAGAATAATATGAAACTAAATCAATTAAGAGAATTTATACGCCAGGTAGTCCGTGAAGAATCGGAGTATCAAGCTTTCTTTAAGAAGCAATTAGAAAAGGCTGGAAAGTCAATCACTCAAATGAGCGATGCTGAAAAGAAAGCGTTTTTCAATAAGGTAGATAGTGCTTGGAAAGGTAAAACCGAAAATAAAAAA